AATCAAATATCTAGGTAATTCATTAGCAACTTATTAGAAACAAGAAAGGGAACCATTACTGGCTCCCTTATCCCGTCAAACTGAAACCTTACAGCGTACGAAAGGAATTTCAATCGGGGTAAAAGTAAAAAGAATATGGTTACAAAAAAAATAACAATACCAATTTATGAACAAGAAGTTGAAATTTCTTATTGTAGACTTGAAGAATTTAATGAATATCTAAAGAAAGGGTTAAAGCTTAAAGCTCCTTTTGATGGAACAACTAAGGCTGCTGTTTTGGAAGTTGTGGCTAATGGAAAGAGAAGGCTATTTTTATTTTTCAATCATGATCAGCTCAAAGGGTCTGACATTTTATATCAGATTGGGTTGATTTCTCATGAGATGGTTCATCTTACTGATTACATAATGGATTTTGCTGGAATAAAAAATGACATAGACAACAATGAACCAAGAGCATACCTTTCAGGTTTTATTGCTAAAAGAGTTTTCTCAGAGCTTCAGATATTGATGCACCAATATGAGTAGAACCTATTTGGCTTTTTTGCTTTTTGTTTTGTAACTTTAAATTCTCAAACTGAAAATTATGACAGTAAAAAGACTAGACGAAACTACCATAATGGTAGATGAAGTAAGGTTTCAAAAAAGTGATTACAGTAATGGTTATGTGAGTTTTTCGCCTAATTGTACTGATGATCATCATGAGTCGGTAGATTTATTTCTTGCTACTGAAGACTCAGAATTCTATAAGCCTTCTGCTATGGAGCTATTGTTGGACATGCCAATCTGTGAAAACTAATGTTATTTGGAACTATTATAGATATAAGTAGTGATGGAAATGTTCTTTTAAATAAGAAATACATTCACTTAATACCAGAATTCAATGATGTCTTTAATGACAAGAATCTAGGTGGTCCAATGATTAAATGGATAATAAACGTTTACGATTATAATTCTCCTTTTAAACATCTTCCTTTAGATGTGAGAAAAGAGGATATGACTGAAATGATTTTTGGTAAAAAGAAATACTCAAGATGTAATCATCCAAAAGTTAAAAAGGCTGTTGAGCTTTATAAATACGTACAATACAATCCTTTGAGAGAGCAATATGATTCTCTTGTAAACAAGAATAAGCAGAAGCTTGAGATATTTGATTTGATAGAGGTTACTGAAAAAAACATTCAAGAGCTAAATAATGTTGAATCTAAAATGATGGCTTCAGGTGAAAAGCTTGAGGCTCTGAAAAAAAGATTGAAGGTTGAAGAAGAAGAAAATAAAATGATGGGTACTGGAGATAGTGAACTGAGTTTTATTGAGGAAAGATTAATCAAACACAGAAAGGAAGAATACAGCGGTGGATAGTAATTATGTTGAGAACAAAAAAATGGTCGGGCAAATACTTATAAATGGTAAAGAAGCTCAGTTAGCGAACAAGAAAGAATTAATGTTTGCACTTAAATTTTATTACGATAAAACTAAGGTTCTAGAAGAAGAAATCAAAAAAACAGAGGATGCCGGAATAGCGCTTCTCAAAGATTTTACTAATAATATAAAAACAAAAACAAATGAAAATTCCTGAAGGATTTAATTTAATGTCCATTAAACTACCAACTGGTGGTGGACTTTCTGTAAAATACCAAGAGTCTACTAAAGATAAGAGTATCACTAATAAAGATTCAATTGAGATTGAGTCTCCAGCTGATGCCCATTCTGATCTTACAGATAAAATTGCTGAGCTAGATGATTATGTTGCTGACATCTACCAGATGAAAACGCTTCAAAAAACTCTTAAGCTTAAAACTGAGTTTACAGCAAAAGAAGAAACTGCAGCTGATTCATTGAATAGAGTAATTGACAATGTAAATGATTATGTAATGTCAAAGATTGATGTTACAGAGTTTAAAATTTCAGGTGAAGGCGCTGCAAGAAGTGTTGTTCTTTCTGCGAAATTAGAAATAGGAAATAAATCTTCTTTGTCTTTAAAAACTCCTAGCATTAGATTGACTGGAAATAAGTTTGGTTGGGAAGAAGATCTTGATGCAAGAATTGATGCAATTACTGAAGAAATTCTTTTGTATTTGTTTGATGGTAAAAGAGCTGAGGCTGATTTGTTTACTGAAACATCAGGTAAAATTCAATCAGAAGAATCAAAAGATAAAGAGGTTTCTGAAGAAAAAATCCCTGAAGAAGAAATTCCTGTAGAGGCATAAAATATTAATCAATAGTTAAATTCAAATTAGAGGTGGCTTTATAGCTACCTCTTTTTTTTTGTACTTTTGGTATGTATGATATCAGCGAAACTTTACTCTCCTGTTCTCTATGATGAAATAGAGAGACCGGGGAATTTTACGAAAGGAACATCATCTTACCATAGATACTGGGAGAAACAATTCAATAGATGTAGGGATGGCTTCACTCCTGCTGGAGGTTCATTTATTCCTGGAAACTATTATTTCTATTTAAATTTCTGTAAGATTAGAGCCTTTGACAAAAAGACCAATCGTAAGAAAATGAAGCCACCTCTTTATAGAGACCAAGATCATGAATACTTTGATTTTGTAAACAAGGCCAAAGATGAAGGTGAGGGTGTTATAGTTCTGAAAGCAAGACGTAAGGGTTTTTCTTTTATGAACTCAAACATACTGCTACATGAATGGTCATTTTATGAAGATGCTGAGATTGGAATGGGTGCTCAAAAGCAACATTACGTTTCCGATTTCCGAAAGAAAATGCTTCTTTCATATAATAATATTTACCCTCAGTTTAGAAATAATTGGTTACTGAATAATGCAGATCTATTTACTTCAGGTTGGAAAGAAAAAGAAGAAGGTGTTTGGGTTGAAAAAGGTATGGGGTCATTAATGTACTTCAGACTTATTGAGAAACCAGATACATTTAGGGGAACTACTTTGACTTGGTGGATTGTTGATGAGGCCGGTGAGGTAGTCAATTTGAAAAAAGTTTATTACGCAAATGAAGAATGTTTTCGTGAAGGAGCTCATCAATTTGGTTGTCCAATAATTGGTGGTACATCAAATAAAATGTCACATGATTCAGAAGACTTTTCTGATATGTGGTATAATGCTGAGTTGTATGGATTAAGAAGATTCTTCGTTCCGGCCAGTAAAGTTTACTATCCATTTTTTAATGACGATACTGGAATATCAGATACTATTGGTGCTAGGAAGCACATACTAAAAAGAGCAGAAGATAAGAAGGAAGATCGTGATGCTTATTATGCTTTCAAGCAAGAAATGCCATTATCTCCTGAAGATGCATTTGTAGTTCATGGTTCTACTCCATTTGATTTAGATAAAATTAATGATAGGATAGCTGCTCTAAATACTGAAAAGCAGTTAAATATTGGTATCCGTGGAAGCCTTGAGTGGCCGAAGAACAAGAAAGGTGTTAAACAATTTGGTAAAATGCCTGTGTTTGTTGAGGATAAACTTGGTCCAATGTTTATGGTTGAAAGACCAATACCTGGTAAAAAGAATGCTCATGTAGCAGCTGTGGATCCATATCACATATCAGATGATTTGGAAGAAGAAGGTGCAATGAGTAAGAAGAATTCGAAAGGATGTATGTTTGTTCATAGAAAATACATTGACCTTTCTACTCCTGGTGATATGCCGGTATTCGAATATTTTGATAGGCCTTATACTAAGGAGCAATTCTATGAAAAATGTTTGATGGTTAGTATATTCTACGATACTATGGCTCTTGTGGAGTATAATGATGATGGATTCTTTAAGTACTTCATAAAAAAAGGATTCATAAAATATTTAAAGGCTAGACCAATGTCAGCTGATTCTCCATATAGTATTGCTACAAATAAGTTTGGTATACACATGAAGACTCATCAAAAAACTGTGCTTACTGATTTAGTAGATACTTACATAAAAAATCATTCAGACGATATATACTTTTTAGGACTTTTAAAAGAAATGGCTGTATTTGGAAAGAAAAATACAGATAGAGTTATGGCTTTCGGTATGGCTTTAATTTTTGCTGAAGATGATAAGTCTAGAGTCAGGGATAGCGGTGATGATGGTGACATAATCATAGTTCCAGAATTGATGCAAACTGATGATGGAATCGTAGCAATTAACATTGAATCTGAGGGTGATCCATTTGATATAGATTCCTTATATGATTAATTTTCCATATTTTTGATATAATTATTGAACATTATGAAACTACCTAAGCAACTAATTTCGGATAATGATAAGAATGAAGACTGGGGGAAAAAGACGATCAAAGCTATCATCTCTCATTATCACAATTACGAAAGATATAGTGTTGCTAGGCAGAAAGATTACGACAACTATCAGTTAGTTGATGGTAACTTTAATGACAAAGAATATGAGTATGTTACTAAAACATATGGTCTTACTACTCCGGCAAGATTAGTTAATTACCCATTAATACTTCCAAAGTTAAATTTAATTGTAGGTGAGCTTATGGCTCAAGGATTAAATTTTACTGCTCATGTTGTAAACAGAGATGGTGTTAGAAAGAAGAATGAAGCAATGATATCAGCTGCTACTGAATCTTTACTAAGACCAATTAGAAGAGAAATGGAAGCCGCTTTAGGTACAAAACTTACTGATGAAGAATTAGATTTATCTGTTCCTCAAGACTTAAAAGAATTTGACTCTACAAAGTTCAGAACTCATATGGAAGAATATATGATGGTTGGTTTACAAGATCTCATTCATAGGTTCAATTTAAAGCATGAGTTCAAAAGAGGAATGTATGATACTGGTATAGTTTTCAAGGAGATATACCATATTACTTACAAAAATGGTTTACCATATCCAGAGAGAATAGATCCACGTGATGCGATTCTTGATTATGACAATGACAAGGAAGATGTTGAAGAAGGAAAGTTTGGTGGTGTTGATAAGTGGTACACAGTAAATCAAGTTATTGATGAGTTTCC